ATAATGCTTGAGTTTGATTTAAACCATCTAACTCAGCCCAAATATCAGCATCAACCTGACGAGCAAGAGATTCACCCATTACTTTAGAATACTTAGCAACCAAATCCGCATTTGACTGAATTTGAGCCACATCTTCAAACAGCTTTGCAACATATTTATGTTTATTAACTGTTAGTTGAGTCTCTGTTGTTGCAGTTGCATCATAAGTAACATCTGAACCTGCAGACTTATCAGCAGCACTAACAATGCTCATTTCAGGGATATGTAATACATCTCCAAAACCAGCACTGCCAAATATAGCACTATAGTCATCGATTAAGCCACGAAAGACAGTTTTTCTCGCAAAAAATTTATAGATTCCGTCCATCCAGATTTCTGGTATGAAATGCTGGTCTGTTGTGGTAGTAACTGGACTACCTTGATAATGTTTAGCCATTATTTACTTTCCTTATTTAACGCCTTCGATATGCATCCAATATATTACCCCAATTAGAACGCCTTTCATCATCAGATAAATCAACCCAACTTTTATTATCAGGATTGGCGCTTCTAGCAGGAGTTGAATCAGTTGGTGCAACCTCGGCTTTAGTTTCAATATTTAATTTAGTGTGGAGAACTTTAAGTTTATCTAGTGGTAAATCACCAAATGTTTCTCTATCCTCTTCACTCATATCGGCTAGGAGTTCTTCTCTAAGACTTTCAAGTTGTTTCATTGCAGCTTCTATGACTGGTTCTTGCTCTTGAAGTTTAGAACCTCGTTGTTCAGCAAGTTCTTGCCATTTATTCTGCTCTGCCATTTGTGCCTCTTTATCAGATTGCAACTTCTTTTCAAGTTTAGCTAATGAATCCTCAGCCTGTTGCGCACGACTACGATACTTTTTGCTCTCTGCAATTAAACTTCCTACCTCTGCGCTAGGTTCGGTTGTTTGTGTTTGGCTATCAGTTGCCACCTCTTTTGCATTATCTTGCATTGGATTAGGTACTTCTTTTTCTACCTTTACCCCTGATTTAATTTCAGACATTCAGTCCTCCGTTTTTGTTATTAAAAATCATTATATGTTTAAATCTATTTCTATATCTTTAGCAACAAACCTTAAGATATTGTTTTCTATTTTCTTTGATAAATAATCTTCTAAAAACTTTTGATTGTCGTTATTCAATCCATATATATTTCTTTTAGGCTTATTGCCTCTCTTCTTAGCATGACCCATTACCTTCTCGCCATCAGCAAATAGTATCTCCACGCTTACCTTAGTGGCATTTTGTGCCTTAATAGAATCTAACATCTTACCAGTCAATCTTAAATTAGGTGGCGATACTTGCCTATCTTTTGACACTCCTTTTTTACCAGCCTTACCCATTCCCTTTTTTAAAGAATAATTAAAACTATATGCCTTAAATGGTTCTCCATTTTTATCTTGGCTTATGCCTCTATCTGCATCCTTTACAATTCTAGTTGCTAATTTACCACCAAGAATTTTCCAATCTTTTTTATCTGTTTTAACTACATTAAATATCTTCATAATACCATCCAACTATGTCTGCAATTAAATCCACCCCTTACGCCAAATGGAGTATCGGAATCATTTACTTGAGCTTCTGTATACCCGTTTGCTGGTTCATTATTATTCGTTGATACACAAGCGGGTCTCGTTCTTGCATCTTGAGTACCCACATAAGTCCATCTAACATTCTCTCCTTTGAATATATTATATCTACTAAAATCACTAAATTGTCTAAGACCAGTATTAACCGCAACATTTAATTGATGTGTTGCTAGATTAGTTTGTCCTAATTGAGCGACTATTTCTGATATGCTTGTACCACTATAAATATTTGTAAATAATAACTTCTTTAAATCATTACTAAAAGCACCTGCCCTACCTAACAATATCTCAGTATCTAAATCTTTTAATTGTTGTAATGCTTGAACTGTTTCAGATTTTAATGGTGCTATGCCTCGCTTTTTAGCTTCCTTTACCGCATTAGCTAATAAGACATCATACTCATTCATTAAGTTATTAATCTCATCGCCATAACCTTTTTCAACTAACTCTTGTAAGAAGTTTAATCGTCTAGTTGTTTGAAGTAATTCAGTATCAGTCATGTCTTTCATTTTATAAGCCATCTTTTCCAAATCATCTTTCAATTCGTTTTCTATCTTTTCAATATTAGCCATAAACGATTCAACTGCTTTATCAACATTATCAGGCATTTAAGATTCTTTCAATTTGACTTGTAGGTTGTTGTGCATCACGCTCTTGTTGCTTTTCTTCTTGCACTTCTCCCATCTTTGTTTCTAACTCTTCATCGCTCATATCAGGATTAAAATGTAATAGTAAATCACGCTTACTCATTATGCCATTAGCTAACTTCCACTCTAACATCTTTAACTCTTGCTCAACACTCATTGGATATGACACCTCGCCAAAGTCAATAGACAAGTCCTCATTAAGATTCATGACTCCATGCTTTTCTAATATCGTTCTATCTATCTCATATCTACTATGTTCCCATTCTTTAAAATAAGGGATGTCACTTTCACGAGATTCAAGATTTTCAATCTCTAATATTCTTAAGGCTTCTCCACTTGGACTATTGCCACCAGATTCGCCCCATCTAATTCTAAGATGATTGTTCTCTGCTGTTTGATTAGCAAATGCTTTTACGCTTTCAATCATTTCATCAATCCCGCCACTCGGAGATACATATTGGAATGTTGCACCCTCAGGTAATATTATAGCAGAATCAATACCAGATTTAATAACTGATTGACCTTCATCTATTCCAGTAAATACTGGTTGTCCTAATCTACTCCTAACGCTTAATGCAATTTCAGTCATTGCAATACCAATCTGAATAGCACTTCTAACAACATCAAAACTAGATGATGGATATATTACTTTACTAATTGGATTTATTCCATAGGGATTAACCATATCCTCATTACCATTAACTGCATAACGATTACCCTTCTGATTAAACTTAAAATGCATTCCTTGCATTCCTTCTCTATCTTCAGACCAAAAGACATATTGCCTATCTTTGTTATTACCCTTATCTATTTCATAACTATATCCATAAGGGTCAGATTCACCTTGTAGATAATATTCTTTTACAAATGGTAATATCTCATATTCAAGTCTTTGCTTACGCTCATTAAATTTAGTTTTAAAATGGCAACTTCCTAACAACCAAGCTAATTCACTAAAGCATTTAGTTTGGCTATCTAACATATAAGCAATCTCTTTATAATCATCACTCTCTTCTCCACCTATTATCCTTTTAGGAGCATCCTTATATAGCATCATTCTCGCCCTTGAAAATCTAGGCACTACTTTTTGTGGGTAAGTTGGAATCTGTTGCAATGATTCACTTGAGAAATATTGCTCAATATGTTTATCCATATTTATATTAAAATAAAAGTCTAATGCCGTCATTCTTTCCGCTTGTGCTTTTTCATTAAACTCTTGCTCTGCTTTTGCAACTGTTTGCAATATTATTTGCTCGGATTGTTCAGGGATTACTACTTGATTAACAGTTCTACCAAAGTTTATCATATTATTACCATTTCATTATTCGTGTTGCTTTACTTATCACAGGGAACTTATAACTAATCGCATAGCTACAAGCATCTAGTGAGTGAGTAAGCTCCATGTTAGATTTTTCAATCCCCCCTTTTTTATCTCTCTGCACTTGCTCTAAATCTTTTATTAAATATTTACATTTAGGGTCAATGGTCATTGTTACATTACCATCCGCATCTAATAGCTTCCTATTTAATGCATTTAATCTATCTATGTGACTTGGATGCGATTTCTTTGCCCTAATTAAGAATCCATAATCTCTTAAGATATGATGGTCTGACCTATTGCTTGTTGTGCTTCTAGCACTTCCTGCAGGGTCAGGATAGACTTCAACATTAGGTTCAATCGCTTTCATTTTTCTAGCCATTTGTTCGGTGTTACTATTCTTTAATCTTATTTCATCATAGTAATGAATTGTGCCATCGGTGTATTGCGTACATAATACTGCGCTCATATAATCAACATTAAAATCACATCCCCACCATTTATAACTAGATAACTCTTTAGCTCTTTTAACATGAATCTCTCTATCAAAGTTCCACGCAGCTCTATTACCAGTTGATTCAAATGATGCTTCAAACTCTTGCCTAAATACACTAGCATCCATTGTTTTCTTTGCACTAGCTATTTCATCTGCTGATACAAAGCCACCATCTATTGTTTTAAACTGCCATGAGCGCCAATTCTTTTCACTTTGCCCACGACTATATAAATCATACATCACATCATAACCGCTTGGTGTGCCTATAAATAACACACTTCCTTGTGTTGTTGCTAACATAGGATAAACAATCTCTTCCCAAACATGAGGCTTGATATATGCCATCTCATCCATTACGCATTTAGTTAATTCCACACCCCTTAATGCGTGTTCATTGTCTGCGCCTTTAACTGCAAACTCTGCTCCATTCTCAAATCTTACTGACATTTCAGTCTCATTTAACTTAGCTCCAACAAACCCTTGAAACATTTGGCGAAGAGTAGGAAACACAATATTTCTGCCCATTCGATAAGTTGGTGTAATGAACCATCGTCTTTCGTTTGGTTGAAATGGGTCTTTCAATAAATACATAAGCGACAGAATAGTCTTGCCCCATCTCCGACCACAGACTAAGACTTTGAACCTGCTTGGGTCGTTTAATATATCTTTTCTTGTCTTGTCTAGTGTCCATTTAATCATTTATGACCATTACTTGTATTGGTTCATTCTTTGTTGTTCTCTCTTGCCTCTCCAATGCTTTTCCTTCCATGCGCTCAACTATAAATTGTATTGCTCTTAAATCTCCACGCTCTGCTAATTGAAATAACTTACCTAATATTATCTCTCTGCGCTCTTTGCCATTTACTTCTTGATAACTAAATTGTTTTATTAAATCACTATAAGCATTACGCCTACCATTAGGATTGCCAGACTCTCCCTTTTTCCATCTATTGCCTAGCTTATTGCCTTTAGCAAATTTACCATCCTTACGTTTGTTCTTCGTTTGTTTAGTCATCTATTTGAACTAATCCCATTGCCACAGGTTTATTTAACATATCCATCAAATCTTTTACTGCTTCTGTTTCAAATTCATATACATCGAACTCTATTCGCCACGCTCCAGCAATCTTTAAATTTTTAATGCCAACTAATTCGGCTTTTAAAGAAGTTTTATTTGCCTCTTTTGCCAAACTTAGCTTTTTTTGATTTCATTGATTTAGATTTTTTAGGTGGTCTACCACGCTTTGAACCATAAGTTCCCTTGCCTTTAGGCATAGCAATCTCCATAAATTTTTATGGTTTAAATTTAAAAACTCTTTTAAAATTAATGAAAGTGCTTATTTTAATTAAATATGCTAGGCTATTATAGCGTTTAAAGGGGTCTATTTTGAACTATAAAAAGGTTTTAGTTTCATTAGGGATAGTATCTTAGGAGTTATGTTTATTGACTCGTTTTGAGGCTTATATAATACTTGAACTATCTTAGGATTTCTTTTAGCTAATTGTTTTAATCGTATGTCTATATCTTTTAGTAAGTCTTTAAGAGAGTTTCCGACTGCGCTTTTATAATCTAATACATCTTTTGTTTCATACATTATTTCAGCGTGATATAAAAAGTCGTGATTAACATTCTCCAATCGAGTTTGTTTGCTCATATATTTCTCCATTAATTTTTGCTATAGCATCTATTAGTTCCATTATGGTTAGTTCATCATCGCCAGTTTTTTTTATTAAATCATTAAACTCTTCAAAAGATACTATTGTTACTATGTGTTCTAATTGTTCCATCTTGGATATTTTTCACTACATTTTTCGCAAACCCATCTTGATTTGTTTCCCTTATCCTGTCTATTTACAATCGTTACATTCTTTTCGCATATATTACATATTATAGAATCTATGTATTGGCTCTCTGAACTCACTTACAACTCCCTCGATTATACAATCCCTTAAAAATATCTCTTCATTTTCGGTGTTTAAATCTAAATAACTTCTTTTCTTTACTAACTCCATATAGATTTTATTTGTTGGCGCTCGTTTCCCATCAAAAAATCTCATGTGAAATACTAACTTATCTGCCTTATCTGTATAGTTACGATTATCTATTATTAAGCTCAAATCAACTTCCATCATGGTTTTCCAATATCCATTAGGTATTTTATCATGCTCTTCATCCCAAGCGACATCTCCATATTCTCTATTAAAAAGATAATACTGAAACCCTAATTCAATATCATTAACGCGAGTATATAAAATTCCCTCGTTTTCAAGCATATCTAATTTAGCTAATGTTGTGCTACTTATACGATAGACTTCTCCATATACCTTATCTCCCTTACTTTGCATAAGCAATGGAAACGAAAAACCTTTTGGCGCATAAATTGCATGGTCTTTTAAAATCTCGTGCCTAACAAAATTACAATCTTTTAAAAAAAAATGATTACTGCCACCTTTTTTTAATGTACCATATACGAATACTTCAATCATTATTTTACCTTCCTTATCTTTGAGCCATCACTAGCTTTAAACATTTTTAATTGGTCACTATACGAAAACCTCGGAACGAATCTATCAACTGTTTGAGGTTCGTCTTTATATGCTCCAATCTTTGAATCGTAGAACGAATATCTTCTTGGCTTTGGTTCTTTTATCTTAATATCTTTTGTATCAATCTTAAGAGTCCTAGTATCAATCCTAACCATTGTATTAGGTTCTATCGTAATACGCTTATAATAGTGCCATAAACCCGCATCTATAATTGTATCGGTGCTACCATATACATAACAATCAAACTCTGGAATATAAACCATTTGAATCGGATTGTTAGCTTTTACCATATAAACATAATCTGGTCGCTCTAAGTCCGCCCAAACAATCGCAACACGACCTTGAACTTTTGGCAATCTATCATCTAAGAACTCATCAACATTATTAGAAGTCTCATACAATCTAAATATCGCCTCACTATCTACTTGAGCATATCGTTTCATATTGTACTTATGAAATAGCTCTTTGTGATTAGATATAGAACCATTGTGAGTTCCTATCGTTTGACCTGTCCTAATTGGATGATTGTTACTATTGATTGATGGAGAACCTAATGTCGCATATCTAGTATGACCCATCATTGTAGTGATGCCATCATAAACCAAACTAATATTATCTTTAACTTCATTATCATTAAAAAAGTCATAAGCATCTTTTGGCTTTTTACATATTACATAATCTCCATACTTATCTATTAAAGCAAATCCTGTGGCATGACCACCTCTTACATCTGCCTCTGTAAGCATTTTTGAAAAAGACCTTGAGACACGATTAAGTGTCTCATTGTCTCTATCTTTTTGTTTTAAAATAATTCCCGCTAAACCACACATATTACGCTCCTATTTGGTTTGTAGTTAGTCCATCTTGAACATAACTATATTGTCTATTTCTTGCATAATCATCTTCTCTTGCGCTTAATTGCTTAAATCTCTTTAACATATAAGCACTAGAAGATTTTACAACATCATCTCTATTAGAAGTTGAAACAAAACCTATTGCTTTTCTCATTCTAGTAATTCCTTTATAATTATTAGGAACATAGTTCATTTGAATAGCATTTGAATCTTCAACTGTATTAACAATCGCTTGAGTAAAAACAATCCATGAAACAATCTTATCAAAGTTTAAAGAACCATTATGATATCTAAACTCAACAGACCCTCTTGTCCAAACATTACGAAAGTTAAGACCACAAGCTCTATTATATTGAACGCTTGGAGATGGTTGGTTATTGTTAATCTCACTACTATAACGATACTTACGCTCACAATTATCTTTAACTCTAGCAACCATTTTTTTAACATCAGCCTTATCTATTGACTCTCCCATTCTTACAGCTTGTCCAAAAAACTCTTTTCTCACAGGAGTGCTATACATTCTACCATCTAATCTTGATGGAGAAACTAACTTATAAATTAGATGCTCATATTTAGCAACAAATTTTACAAGGTTAGCTAAAAATTTTTGACTCTGCTCTTTACCTTCAACCATCTTATTAGTGACATCGTGATGAACATGAATGCCACAAGTATAATTAACTTCACATCCTAATTCATTAAGAGTGTCTAAGATATTCTTTAACTGAGCAAAACCATTTTCGCCATAAAGAATTGGAGAAACAATTTCATTATCTCCTACCAAACCTCTACTATATTGGTTAGCATTTTCATTTACTGAACAATCAGTAACAATTTTCCAATGAGGTCTAGTGATATGATTATATCCCTCTACCTCACAAGTAACTGTTAAAGCATCACATATAATTTGCTTAGAAACACTATTAGGTCTGATGAACTCGATTTCAACTCCAAAACCTCTATTATTATTAAATTTTCCTTTTGTATTCATTTTTTCCTCACTTGTTATGTTGTTATTGATAATCACAACAAGAAAATATGGAATAAAACAACACCAGTCAACTCTTTTTTTTATTTATTTTAAGAGTTAGGTAAGAGTTACTTAATAAGCACCCATCCTGTAAAGTTTAAATACTTCCAAAATACATCAATTTTATTAAACCCCACTTGTCTAAATAGCTCTTCATTAAAGGATGTTTGCAATGGCACTAATACACCCTCTAATGATTTTCTTTTACTAGCTATTTGTTCTTGGGTGTAGCCATTTGTTTTTTTCATATCATAATAAATATTATCTATATAATTAGAAGTTGCATAATTATTTGATAAACATTTTTCTACAATAATTAATGCGCCATTCTTACATAATGAATTATAAATATTAGTCAAAACAAATGAGCGATATTCTATTGGAATAAAACACAATGTCAATATTGATAAACATAATACATTATCTGGTCTATCTATATTTGGATAAAAGTCACATAAATCAGTATTTAAAAAAGATACATTATTCTTATCTGACCATTTATCTACGCAATAATCATACATTGGTTTGCTATATTCTATCCCAATATATTTTAAATATGGATGTAATTTATATATTGACTCTAAAGCTCTGCCCTTACTACATCCAATATCTATTATTGTTTTTGTTGGTATATCAATATCATTAATTACTTCAGATGATAATTTAGAAACCAATAGTCGCATTTGCTCATATTGTGGAATAGACCTTTCCAACATATTATCAAACACGCTTGTCACTTCTTTGTCAAATTCCCATGATTTATTTTTTATTACTTTATCTTTCATAATATTTATCCAATACCTTTATTTGTAAATGCTTTGATAATTCTTTCATTAATGGTGGTGGAACTGACCTACCTACTCTCTCACAATTTTGCTTGTAACTACCATTCAAAATAAAATCATCAGGAAATCCTTGTAGTCTTTTTAATTCAGGAACAGTTAATTCTCTATTTTCTTTAGGATGGATTAAACAAGCACCTTTATTACCTTGTCTTTGACATATTGTTGGAGATGGTTTATTAAACCATATTCTTTGCAAACCAAAATAACCACTAGGAGCATATTTATCGCCACTTTCCCCCTCTTTTAATTGCATTACATAACTTTTTACAATTCCATCTTTATGTGTACTATCTAAAATATCTTTATCTGTATTAACAACATCATAAAAAGCACTTTTAGCATCATAAATAATATCTTTTTTATTAGGATAAGATGGAATCATGTTCAAATCGTTTCTAATGCCCACAATAAATAATCTTTTCCTAGCTTGAGCAACTCCATAATATTTAGCATTTAAAACCCTAAATTGAACATTATACCCACAAGCTCTTAATTGATATAAAATAGTATCTTCTTGAGTATTGAAAAAATCCATCTGGTCTTGCCCTAAAATATTTTTAGCATTTCCAATATTTAAACCTGGCACATTTTCAGCAATAAATATTTTTGGTTGCAACCCTTTTACTAATCGAACATATTCAAAAAACAAATCATCAACTCTTTGTGTAGTATCAGAATATTTTTTTTCCTTACCCCAAGATTTTTCTCTTGAACCAGCCATTGAAAAACTAGCGCAAGGTGGAGAACCATCTAAAATATCAATATCTTTATTATTTATTTCTTCTTTTATCTGCTCTATTGTTATACTTCTTATATCATTTTTATTTAAAAATGTATTTAAATGATTAGCCTCATAACATTTTTGCGCCGCTGGTATAAATTCGTTTGCCCATAATACATTATAACCTGCCATCTTATAACCTAAACTGCTACCACCACATCCACTAAATGTTGATATAACATTATATCCATTAGACTTAATATTTTTAATATCTGACATACTTGGAATTTTATAAATCATAAATTTTCATCTATCCTTTTTTCTAGTTCTTGTTTAGTTATTTTCCCTTCATGATATTCAATACCCCAATTAAATAATTTAGATATTGTTCCTGCCTCTATTTCTTTTTTCTTATTTGCTCGATGTTCTATATTAAAAGAATCTATCCTATTGCTCATTAATATTTTTTCTATAACAAACATCTTAGGAAGTCTACCCGCCATTTGTCCATTAGGCGGTTCACAACTATAAACAATATCTTTCCAAGCCTTTTTAATTGTCTCCTTATCAAACTTCATTAATAGGCTACAAAATTGATTGAATAATAGTTGGTTGTTTCCTTTAATGTCTAATGTATCAAATAAGTCATTAACAAAAAAACTAGCTTCCTGTGAACTGCATTTCTTCTCGCTCATTATTTTCCTTCTTGTTTATTTTCCACTCTTTATTATTTCTTACCCATGTTGCCAATCTTCTAGCAATATCAAAAGTCTGTTGAAGTTCAAACCGCATCTTAGTATTGGAGTTATTACGCTCTGTCCAAAATCCTACAAAATTATTAGTTTCATCATTGCTATATTTTTTCTCTTTTATAACCTCATTTACTTTATCTATAAACTTATCTTGTCTTTTATCTATATCTTCTTCTTTATCTTTATCTTTAAGAGTTATTAAACTCTTTTGTAAATAGTTATTTAAGCCTTTCTCTTCTAGTCTTTTAATAACAGATAAATGTGGTTTAGAATTAATTCTTAACACACCATATTGATATTCTATAAACGATGGAATAAAATATTGATTAGTTTCTGTTAAAGGTATCATTTTATCTCTAATGACAACTGGTATTAAATCATCGTTCATTTTATAACCAATAAAAAACGATGCAGCTTCCCAATCCTCATCTAAGATTCCAGCGTGGTCGCATTTAGTTATTATATAAACCCATAATAATTTAGATTGTGGGGATAGTTTTCTAAACCAAGCCTTATCCCATAACTTAGTATCTATAAATCGTTTAGCCATTTTTTTTAATCTCCATTTCATTTAAAAATTTGCAAATATCTTTATGGTCTACGCTAAAACCATGTTCAAATATTGGATGTTGATTTTTAACAAATGTATCGGTATTGTAATAACCACTTGCAAAAATTATAGCTTCATGCTCATCCCAAAACCATCTATTTCGATTATTACCAATATCAACTCTAATAAGTGGTAATTTCATTTTACTTGTTATCATTTAATCTCCTTTTTTTATATTCTTTTCTTAAATCCTTATACTTCTTTAATAACATTCCATCTTCATCTCTATATTCTAAATGAGAATATGTTATATCTTCTGTATCTGGAAGTTTTTCACGAGTTATTAAATCAATGTATTCTGTTAATCTCACTTTTTCTCCTTACAATTTGGACACTTCTTTTTTTGTTTGCCGATTATTGGTATGTGGTTAGATGGATATGATTCCCAATCCCTAGACATCATTTTGCGATTCTTTTGCCATACTCTATTACAAGGTTCACAATAAAATAATATGTCATCTATCCTATGATGTAATCGCTCAAATGCACTAGCTTTTTTCTTACTCTTGATTCTCCTATTAGATAAATCTTCATTGGTTACATCCAATATCCATTCAATCATCGACTTCTTCATAAGTCCGCACTTTATTTTGAAGTTCCATAATTGTAGATATAAGATATAAAAAGTCCTCAAGACTTAACCATGCAAACCAACCGCCTCTAAACTTTGCTATTAAAAGACCAGTTTTTCCAAGTGGCAAATCTCTATCTATTTGTTCCATCCACTTAGGGATTTGAAGTGTGTTAGTATTCTTGATTTCAATGTGGAAATCATAAAGGGGATTGGTATTATCAATGTCAATAATATCTCCTTTAAAACTGAGACCACCAGAATTAGGAGTCCTGCGAAAGTTAGTGCCAAGATATTTATTAATAATTTTAACAACTGCAAGTTCTCCTCTCTTTCCTTTTTTTTGACTATTAATCATTAGAATAATTCCTCAGTTTTATCAATAACCTCTTGAGCTTGAGATGATTCATTAATTACTTCATCAACCATTTCTTTGTGCAGTTGTTGCACTACATAAGTGTTGGCTTTTAACTCATCTAATGATTTACTAAATGAAGATGCAACTTTCATACAAGCAAATAATTCAATTTTAACCTCAGTCTTATTCTTGCTATCTTTCATAATCTTATCTAATGAACCTGTAACTCCAACTGACATAACGCTCCAATCGTGACCATAAGGATTATCGCCCTCATAATTGTCTTGGATTTCTAAAATATCTCCACGACCATATTTCTTTAATTCATCATGTAAATCATAATCTGCAAAAAATGTATATTCATTTGAATTATATTGGCATTGATATAAATACCAATTATATGATTTGCCATCAGGCTTAGTTGTTTTACCAGATTTACAAGTATCAAAGATTAATTGAATCTTATATTTCTTTCCTTGTTCAAAATCAATCTTAGGTTTACGCTCGTTATTTTGCATTATATACTCCTTATTATTAGTTTAATTAAAAATTGTATTACTAAAGCTGAGAATGCTGCCGTAATATACAAGAACACCCACATCTCAAAGTTTTCAAAAAAATCTTTCATTATTATCTCCTAAAGTTTTATAAACCATCTACGCTTACTGATTGGAAAAACTAGTAAATGTTTATATTTATTATAAAGTGGATGATTTTTCTTCATTATTATCTCCTATTAAATGATTGGGCATGAGGAAAGCGAAATCCAAACATGACGTTGTGTGAGGAAAACCCCATGCCCATGTGATTATCTTATATGCTTTTTTTTATCAAATGTAGGTGGAGCATCCAACCACCTTTTAAATTCTTTTGGTTTACTACTAAACATATCTAATTGGTCTTTATCTTCTATAATATTTAAGCATTTATATCTAGTATATTTAATAATATCTCCATAACCATTTTTCTCTGTAAAATCTTTTGACTCTATTTTCATTCCATCTTTTTTAAGATTAAAGATTATCGCAGCTAATCTAGTTACATTGTATTCTTTTATCGCTTCCCAACTTGTGATTGACTTTCCAGATTCTAAATGTTCTTTGATTCTTTGATGTTTACTTTTTTTCATTATAACCCCCACTTATGTCATCCCAAAATAAAAACTCATTATATAAATTTTTATATCGATATGGCTTTTCTACTACATGAATAATCTGCTCTTCATCATAATCATGATTAGTTACTAGCCATCTTAAAAATGGTGTAAAATCGTCATCTGTTACCATAGGTCTCATTATATCCCCTTTATTAAATAAGAGGGGCAAGTTCTACAAATATATTTCATATTTACTACATGAAAATAAATAGTAATTATATATTTCTTACCCCTCATTTTTATTTCATTCCTAATTCGTTTTGTTCAAAAGCATCCATCTCTGTAATCATCGCATCAATGCGCTTTTGCATAAGTAATAATTCAGTTAATAGCATAGCTAAATCGATATTAGAATTAAATGCAAAATGAACATCTAAACTTCTTATAAAACTACTCAATTTATTATACTCTTTTCTTAGCTTTTGTAATTCAAATAGATTAGTTGGTGCTATCATTAATTAGCCTCTTTATGTCGGTTACTACCATGCAATTCTGCATGACATCTACAACAAATGACAACACATTTTTTAATTTCTTTTAAAATATTTGCCCAGCTATAGCCATCGCTAATCATGTTACCAACATTGTGTTTTTTATTTTTCCTATGATGATGGAAGTCTAAAGCAGAAGTTGTAAATCTATCATGAGTTTTTTTAGAATAACCGCAACCACTTATTGAACAAGACAAAGTTTCTTTTAACTCTTGAAGTCTTTCCCCTTTTGCTCTTGTACCATTAGGTGTATGATAGTATTTATGTCCATTATAGCAACTATTCCCATTTTTCCCACATCGATGTCTGCGAAATGGTTGTCCATTTGCATCTAAATCAGTAATTTTTTTAGCTAATGGAAAAAATTCAAAAGGATAATCAATTTTACAACCCTTACAATTTCTTTTAAAAATCTTCATTATCTACTCCTCAATTTGTTAAACATTATGGTTGCCTCATCCGCACAAAATTGTTGGACATTTCTCGCCCACCTAATGTAAGTGCTTTTAATGTTAGCACATCTTGAGCAAGAATTAGATTCTATTGTGGTCGTTCTTGCCCCAGTATGTTGCATCATTAAGGTTTTCATATTGTCATTGGCTACTTGCACTAGCATTTGTTTAATAGTGCTTTCTACCGCTCTATTTATACCCTCATAAGATTCTGGACTAATCCTATATCCCTCATCCCTTATGAGCTTTTTGATTTCGCTTTTTTTAAGTAACATATAATTACGCTCCTATCTCAAAACCTAAACTATTTTCTAGTAAAGCAATATCAGAAGTCATTTCAGATATAAGAGACTCAACTTCAACATCAGTTCTTACTAGCATAAGTTCATTTATTAAAACATTAACATTAATTACTACATCTAAAGAAGATTCTTTCATTTCAAATAATTCAATTGTACCATTTTTTTTACAATCATTTAATCTCTTTTTGCTAATGTTACAAAAGTCTCTTTTTACTACATTCCAACTCATAAAATCATCCTCTTCATCGCAACCAAGTGAAACAATTAAAAGAGTACGACCAGTTTTGCTAATCCACTTTTCTAATCTTTTTTTAGTTTCTATCACTTCAATTAAGTTTTCAAAAGCGCCAAAGACTCCTTCTTTACTAACAGTATTACCTTCAGAAAAAACACTAAATATAGTGTCTAAATTTTCTCTTCTTTTTAATATTTCTTTTATGTTGTTCATTTTTAACTCCTTGTTGTTTTTCTTAATAATCACAATGTAATGTACCAAGCCTAGCAATAGGGTGCAAGTACTTTATTAATTTTTTTTTATAGGGTATGTAAAGAGTTAAAGAATAGAGGGGTGGAAGTGTGATTATCCAACAAGAAGGTAGCTACTGGGATGTAGCAAGATAAACCACCCCTCAAAGAGATTTTGTAATATTGAACTTACTTTAAATTTTTAATTATTAAAACTAAAATTCTTCTACAAATGATAATTGAGTAGTGTATTGACCAAAAGCCACTTGGCTAAAAGATGGCTCATTGTCTAGCCTACACCATAAAAAACCATCATTACTTGTTGCATCATCTTTGTCTAATTGTAATAAGAATGGGAACATCCCACCATTTGTTAAGTATAATAATTTAGGTACAATCGCATCATCTTGTTGTGAGCTTTCCGCCCTATATACATTGCTACTAAAAACATCACCTTCAGATAAAAAACTAAAAGACATATCTAATTTTATTCTACCACTTTTTAATGGTGCTTCTGTAGAATCATCCCAAAAGCTAGTTGAAATCCAACTTCCATTAGTTAAGTGTGTAGCGTGAGCATATTTTTGACCACCTAGTGATTCATTAATTTTTACTCCATCGTAACTAAAAGATTTTTTAACATTTAAATCTGGAGCATTTGGGAACTCATAGGTAGTTCCATATAATATGCATCCAATTTTTATATCTTCATCGTAGTTACTTGTAGTAGAATCAATTACAATTCTATGGTATCTATTATCGGTAGCCTGTGTAAATGTTATTAATGTCCATCCATCACTAGCGGGAACAGAATAAGCAGAGCTAATTGTACCATTACAAACTTCAGTCATTGTTGGAGTTTGAGCAGAACCAAAATCACTAGCATCATCTGTCTCAATTTTAAACTTAGCATCAGCACTTTTTAAGTTATGCCCTAAAATAGCTACAAACATAGGCTCTGCCAACAATCTCCCATCTGTGCTTATGTTGGTATCAATTACAATCGTTTGTTGCGTATTCGTGCCATTTCCACCTATTGTAATAGCGTTATTAGGTTTATTGTCAAATAGTTGAATGATACTTGATGCAGTTGTTAATAATCCAGTTCCAGTAATTTGGTCTGTTCCAGTTATTACGCCTTTTTCTAATAGTGGTTGTATTATATCTAAGTACGCTTTTGGTGTACCTACTTTTTGATAACTCATTATCCTACCTCTCTTGCGGTAATTTTAATTTTTCCAGCACTTCGACTAATGCTTACAATCATGTAATAATTTGACCAATCACTCCCAAATGGCTCAACCACCATATCATCAAATTTAATTATATCTCCAGTTTCTAATAAATACCCTTTTTGAATATTAACAATCTCACAATCAACAATCTTTTTTACATCGGAATTTACTTGGCTATAATAAGAATAAAAGTCTGCTTGTTTATTTGTTGCAGGAGTAGTTGCTGGAGCAAAAGTTAAAGCATCTAAATTTACTGTTGCAATATTCTCTTTACTTTTAATATTGTATTTACTTCTAGGGTCTGCGTTTAAAGCGGTAACTCTATTTATATAGGAATCTTTAGCAGGGTGTTTGCGATAGTTTATTATTGTTTTTGTTACCACATCTTTTAATGAAGTTGTTTTAATTTCAGTATTACTTATGTCAGCTTTATTTAATGTTGCAACTACATCTTCTGCTCTAAAAGCATTATTAGTTCCTGTTCCATGAATCCATTTATATTTTAAAACACCCGATGGAGAAATTGACGCAATAATGCCAAACTCATATTGTAATTTTTCTAATATCTTTTTTAAATCTTTTTCATCATGTAGCCAATATCTAATTGCCCAAGTATTTCTGTCACTTTCTAATGCACTCCAATTCTCAGGTTCTATTGTTGGCATACCAGCATATCGAATTAATAAATCTCTATGTGCTTCATATCCTAAAGTAATTGCTCCACTATCCCAACTAGCAGTTAAACCATCTGCTCCACAATATAATTCTTTTATTTCATTTACCCTTGATGCATAATCGTGGATTCTAAATGTTCCAGTCAGTCTAACATCTGCAACATTTAAAGTTCCATCAATAGTTGATGAAAATCCACCAGCTCCATCAGTTGCTGATGTGACAACTCTTTTGAATCTTATAGACATTCCATTATCCCACGGATAAGTGTGATAGCTATTAGCAGTTACAGAGCCAGTTGTAGCACTTGTAACTTCTGAAATTGTTGTCGATGTACCCGAAGTTAAAGAGCCATTAAATGTTCCATTGGTTGCAAATTGAGTTCCATCACTAGTAGAATTAGGTATTGAGCCAGTTGCATATCTACTTTGGTCATAAATTGTAATGCTATTAACTGTTAATCCATTAGTATTTGTAGTTGCGCCACTAACTCCAGTCATATTCCAAGTTACTTCTACTTTTAATCCATGATTATTGCTGGTACTTATAATGTCTGGCAAGTCTGATAATAAAGGTAAAGTAAATAAATTATCCTTATGAATATTAGTTGATGCTCCATCACTAGCTTTAGCCATATCAATACTAGATTGTCCATCTGATAATGCGTGATTTACATCTCCATCAATAATATTTGTGAAATTAGCTCCTAAAGACCTAGCAATTACACCCAATGGTTTAAATTTTATATGTCTTTTTAACTTCCATGATGTTTTTAGTGCGTAGCCATCTCCTAAAGCAAATGCATTGTGGCTATCTTCTAAAGGCAAAAAAGCATCCATGCTCTCTTCATAGTAATGCAACATAGTATCTGTCGAACCTATGTCTTTATGAAGTAAACAATTATAATAATAATTAATGCTATCAACTTTAACTGGGAACGCTTGTCTTTTAAGAGTTCCAACATAAGCAGTTGATGCGTAAGTGCTTGTATTTTTTATATAATTACCATAAACAACAGGAAAAAAATTACCTCTTTCGGACTTAACATTTGGAATAGTTATATTATCCCACGGAGATTTTTGTACTATGCTTAATTTTATATCAGAATCATTATGCGAAATACTTGTAAGTCTGCCATGATATAATTGCAAACATTCACTAATATCATTTATTTCATTTAATTGTGAGTAAACTTTAATTGTCCTATTGTAATAATTATTAGAACCTAAAAATAATTCTTTAGATAAATCGCTACCTTGATATTTTGAATTAATAATACTTAAAGATAAGTTTCCTATTTTTTCAGTTGATTTTAAAACATCAATACTATTTCTAATTGATGCAGATGATTTAACTACGCCATGATAAAACACATTATCAACTTTTGTGTCTCTATATGATAATGGTAAAAATCCTTTATATTTAGCACCAGTAATTGTTCCAGTAGTTACATTTCCTGTTAAGTCTTGAGCAAAGTTTTCACCATTATTAAACTCGAAATATCCTTTAAGATTTGATGACTGATTATAGTTCCCAGAATCTTCTTCAAATGATAGAAAATTTCCACTATTAAATAATGCAGTAACATTATCAGAATCTAATTCACCAGTCCAAAATCCTAAGTTTCTTATATCAAGTTCTGAATATGTAGAAAAATATCTGCCAATATAAGCATTACCACTTGTGTAAGTTGGCGTTGTAATACTTGCACTACCTGAATTAGAAATTGTTTGAGCAGTAAGCGTACTCCCAGTTCCTAGCCATATTTTAGTATTAGATGCGGTTAAAGAAAAATCTGTAGTAATTGCGAAAAAAGTCCAAGTATTTGCGCTAAAAGTTCCATCAGTTCTCATTAGTTCATAATCAGTATTATTTGTACCACTTGTATCGCCCCATAAAAGACCGAGTTTGTTATCGCCATCTTTTAGAATAACCACACCAGCCCAATTTTCTATTGAATTATTAGCAAATATATATTCAATATTGTTTAATGTTGAAAACTTTATCCACCCACAAGCAGACATTTTTGTCGTGCTAGTGAAACTTAATGGGCTACTTCCAGATGTTGAACCTAGATTTACATAGTCATCTGAACCATCAAGAGACAAATATGAATCTTGATTAAATAATTGAAATAACCAGTTTTCTTTTACATTGCCTAGATATGATGCTCCAGTATAGTTGTTTGATGGGGATAAGCTCAAGCTAATACCTGCGCTCTTTCAATCTCTGGAATTAATGTATCTCTTACAAATGATTCTTCTCCTATCATATTTCCACCAATATTTATAGTAATACCACCCATGCCACCAGCAAGATTATTTTGTTGAGCTTGATTTAATATAAGTTCCCCAGCGGTCGCCATAACTGGAACAACATCACCTTTTGATGCATTACCTTGAACAATACCACCATCTGCAAACTTTGCTAATTGGTCATCTACGATTCCACCAACTGCAGCACCTGCTCCTGCAGCTAAAACTAAATTAAGTGGGTAAGGCATTGATTTAAAAATACTCGCCATAAGTCCAACAACACCTTCCATTGTTTTAGCTCTTACCACACTCTTCATTGCATCTTTAGCAGATTGACCCGACATTATTGCGCCTTTTAATTCTGCTTGAAGTTGCGCTTCTTTTAGTTTTAATAATTCATTTTGGCTTACAATATTATTACTAGTTACTTTTTCTATTTTTATTCCTAAATCATGTTCTTTCATTCTTAAACCAAGTAACGATGATATAATATTTCTAGTTGCTCCTGTTTTTGTTCCATTATCTTCTACTGATTTGTTTAATGCATCTTGTTTTTCTTTTGCTTCTTTAGCTTTAGTAATAATACCATTATACATATTCGTAGCCATTAATCCGATAGTGTCTAGGCTTAGATTAAAGGTTTCTTCGTTTTGCTTTTGTATAGCTGCTATTTCCTCACTTGCATCCTCAAATGGATTTATCATATCTTCAAATTTCAACGCTAAAACATCAACCTGATTTCCAATATTTATCATCACAATCTCTATCATTTTTGAAAGAGTTGTTAATATTTGAGGCAGTTGGTCTTTTAGAGCAAGAGCTAAATTATCAAACCCTATTTCATTTAACATTTTAAATTCTTTATTTAAAGCATTTATGTGTGGCTGAATCTTTTCAATAATTACATCACCAATAGCAATAAATACTGTTTGAAAATTGTTTTTAAGGATTTTCATTTGTTGATTAAATCCCTCTAACATTTTATCAAATGCGGTTTGTGTTGCTCCTGTAGTATCTTCAAATTCTTCTAAGTTATCACTTAAAGACCCTATATTATTTACCATCGTTTTTAAGGCTAATTGCGCTCTTACATTTGGAATTAGTTTACTTATAGTTTCTGGAGATAATCCTTCAAATTGTTTTACAGTTCCAAGCAAATCAACAGTTCCATCATCCGACCTTTTAACTTCAATCCCTAATTCTTTCATTGCATCTCTTGCGCCTTTTGACGGCGACTCTAAAGCTACAATAGCACCTTTTAAAGCGGTGGTTGATTCTGCGGTATTGATACCAGCAGCGGTTAATGTAGCCATTGATGCGCCAACAGATTCAAGGCTTAAATTAAAAGATTTAGCAAATGGTAATACTTGCCCCAAACTAGCACCTAATTCTGTTATAGTGGTTTTACCTAATCTAACAGTTGTAAATAATGCGTCACTTACTTCATCCGCTTGGTCTGCTCCTTCTCCAAAAGCATTTAGAGCAGATGTTAAAATATCGGCAGCCCCTGCAGCAGTTGTGACACCACCAACCGCTAGTTTTGTGGCTTGTTCTAAAACAATAGCACTATCGGCAGCATTGCTAAACCCCGCTGAAACAATATCATATTTAGCTTTTGTTAAAGAATCTAAAGCAAGACCAGATGCATTAGCTACGCTTGTTAATTCTTTACCTAAGTTTTTTAAAGTGTTTTCTGTAGTACCTTTCATTAGGGTCGTTACTTCCATCAACCCTTTTTGAAAATCCCCCGCTAATTTTGTAGATAAGATTGCAAATCCACCACTAACAATCGCAGCTTTTTTACCTATGCTAGTTAATCCACCAGCTACAGACTTTAAACCTTTAACTGTGCCTTTAACACCTTTAGCCCCAATTTTTAAAACTACATTTTTAACCGCCATTATTATCTACCATTTTCTTTTAATTTATATTCTTTAATATGATTTAATTCACTTTCGATAGCTAAAAAACAATCAGAACGCCAAACGCTTAAATTGTCTAAATCGGTTGCCAATGGAATGTTATATGTTTTGACCAAGTGATAATCTTCTATCATTTGATAACACCAATCTGGAATAACATCAGAGGGATTACAAAAAAATGGTAATTGAAAATATAAACTTTTTCCAACACCAAATTTGTGTATGTTTTTTTCTGATAAAATTCTTTGGATTTCATCATCAATATCCCCTATTGTTTTGTACTCTATTCTTTTAAAAAGAGTTGGCGATTGAGCGGTATATGGGAGGAGTAAACCAGTTCTTGGGATTCCAAACGAGGAAAACCATAGTGCAGTTCTCAATCGCCAGTCTTTAAAGGGCTTTTAACCCCCATATAACTATTTATAATCGTCATTAACACTTCATCTTCTTCTAGCGCAGTTAGCTTTGCAAGTTTCTCCTCGGCTTTTTTTTCATCTCCAAAAGCTAATGTAGCAAATTCATCTGCTAAGTCATGCATTTTTTCCATGTCCTCAGTAGCATAGATGTTCTTTACTTTCTTATAAAGCTCTCTGCGTTTTTTTCTAGTTATATCATTACATTCAAATTGACCATATTTAGTATCAACTATCATTATTTACTCCTCTTTTACTATTAATTAAAAAGCATCTGGTGCTTCGTTTTTGTATGTCGATATTTTCAACGCTTCAGTTGAACCATTTTGAACGCACTCAAATTCAAGTGAGTGAAATACACCGCTCTCACTTAAATCTTGGCTAGGGTCTCCAGTATATTGTATCTCTGCTAAGATATTTAACTCGCCTTCAGCACTTACAGTTCCATCGCCAATTTTGATTGCTAGACTCATAGTATTGCCATCAAGAAAATCTTGAATCACATTATTATCAGCGCCATAATCAAACTCATCATCATACTTAATTACTAGACTACCAGTTATTGCGTACTCAGGGAAAGCATATACTTCAGCATTACCATTTGTATCAAATCCAACTCTATTGATACCATTAGCAATACTAAATGAAAATGATTTCATAATAAATGTTTGAGTTGCATTACCCTCAACATCTAATGTTCTTACATCTGCATCCATAACATTAAAGTGAGTTGTTTCCCCTGCAGCCCAATTAGCTATTGTGAAGTCCTCTTCTAGCTTTGTTGATGTAGATACTGGATTAGAAAATCCACTAAAGTAATTTCCACTCATAGAAATTAATCCATTATTAGCTCCTACATCACCAGATATTTCAAGGTCTGAACACACTACGCCACAAACTTTAATACCTTCACTAGCAGCGGGATAATAAGCTAAATTAGCGCTATGTGGCATACCACTAGATATTGACCCACCTATAGAATTTGCATTACTTGAACCATCAAACTCTGTTTCATGAACGCCACTAGAATAGCCACTTTCTTGCCCTACTAATAATAGGTGTTGAGCTAATGTTCTTGGTGTTGCTAACATATCAAAAGGCATCGTAATTGTTCCACCCCTTGTATTTGTTATTGTATCAGCTGCGTTTTTAATACTACCACGACCACTTAATAATCTCGATTCTCTTGAAATATTAAATGTTGGTTTTTCTACTTGAACAACTGGTTGCGTATAATACGCAGTTCCATCTGCTCCACTTGAATCTAAAGCTACCCCGAAAGATGTTTCTGCCTTTAAGCCATATTTAACACTACTTACAGGGAGTACACGAGTATCTGCCATTATTTACTCTCCTTTTTTTTCTTTTGTTTTTCTTTATTTGGCTCAACAAATCCCATATTTATGAGTTCATTGGCTACATCTTCGGATAATTCTACGACCTCACCATTCCGAAGTTTTTTAAGTGAGGATTTATCACAAGCAACTCCATTAGGATTCACTCTGTGAAATTTATTTAGTCTTGCTTTTACTTTCATTATAATGCCTCTATATTTTGACAATTAAATATTGCGATTCCCCTTAATAAAGATTTATCATCTTCATCTTGTTCGTATTCAATGCTAGAAATATTAGCATCAAAAAATTCTGCACCATTACTTGATGTTGGATTATTATTTACCAACCTTTTTAATCTTTCCATTATTCCACTAACTTGTTTTATACTATTCTTATTGTAATTACCACCAAATTTTATTTGATAATTTATTTCAATCTCATATTCTCTTTGAGTTCCATAAGATAATTGAGTTACTAAAGAATCTGCTTGAGGTGTAATTAAAAAGCTAGAATTTCCACGATGCTCATCGTAATGAACTGGAATACTAAATTCTGCATTAATTAAACTTGCCAATGGCTCAATAATTTTAGTGAATAATATGTTTGTAAAATCTGTTGGCATTATCGTCTAGTCATTTGTACCCTTTTAATAGGTGTGAACATTTGGTCAGTTGTGCCACTAATTTCTAATTCAAATTCATCATTGGTCGTATATAATCCTGCGGAAAATCTGCAATACATATTATGCCCAACTAATTGCCAATAACAATCTATCACTTCATCACTAGCCATTTGTTCTAATTTCAATCCATTTTCATTGCCTATAAAAGAATTAAACTTCACACTACTATTAGCAACGCCCTCTGTTATTGTGCCACCATTGCTTATTATAATTTTTATTTTATCCCAAGAATAAGATGGAGTGCCTTTTATGTCTACGATTCCACCAGTTGAATTAGCGTTTTGACTTATAGTCCTTAATATTCCACGCTTCTTATATTCGCTTTCGCTAGAATAGATATGCACTTGCCCAGTTCTAAGCATATCAAGATAGCCAGTTCCTTGTTCATTTATTACTTGGCTTAATATTTGGTCTGCTTTTTCTACATCATAAGGTCTAATCAAAGATTCACAAGTTAAGATTGCACAACTTCTTACAATAATTTCGGGAAAATCTGAGGCAGATGCATCTTGAGTTCCAACACCTGCGTTTGAATAAATTGGGAAAGGTAAATACCCACGAATAAAATCACTTGCTCTTTTTACCGCATCGCTTTTTAATGTTGCCCAATCGCTAGAACTTTCAATCATGCTTGAGTTTAAAGTATTAGCACTTCCACCGCTTTGGTATAGCTCTAATAAATCAGTTGATGCGGTGTATTTATATTCATCATTAGCATTAGGCGTATCTGTTACCGCAGTCATTTCTTGCCCATCTAAATATAATTGCCCACTTACATCGCCACTATTATATAAGTAAAATAAATGCGTTGTTCCACTAGCTACCCAATTACTAGCTAAAACTCTTTTCCCATCATATTGAGCTAAATTTGGCTCTACAAATAGTAAATCTGTTGTTGTATTACAATATGTTGATTCGTATGTACTCATGATTTTCTCTTGCGTTTAAATGTTAAATAATCTGCAGCCTCATACGGATTAAAAAATGTAGTAATTAACCTGTTGTCATTATCGTCATACTTAGGGTCAATGATTGTAACTGGCGCATTAAATATATTTTTATCATCTAAGCCAAGTTTATTAGCATATTCATCCATATTTTTAAATGAGGCTACTTGGATTGCGTGACTAATTAGACCAGATGCTGGGTCTTTTAAAACTTGGTAACCACTTACATGAGTGTGACCTGCGGTTAATATATGGTCTCTCCATCCAGTTTGAACCGCTCTACTAATTGCATGAGCAGTATTCCACATGGAATTACCTTTAAATTGATGCCTAGCATTTACCCTAACGCACTTGCCATTAGGGAATCTAAGATTCATTCTTGCGCCATGTTGCTTATATAATGCCTTTTTATCACGCATAATAAACTCCAAAGGGTCTCCATCCCCACTCCAAACATCATGATTTCCTGCTATCAAATATAGCCAATCTACACTATTTAAGAAATGCTCTGATACTAACCATGATTCTTTCGCAGTTGTTGATTGTTGCCCATGTAAATAAGTTAATCTACCAACCCAATTATTTTGCACATCGCCTAAATTACCCGCAAATAATCCATCTGTTTCACGAATTAAATCGCATAAAGAATAAACCTCTGCAAGATTAGTTCCATCATCATCAACATGAGGGTCTCCAAAATGACATATCCCAATTATTCCAGTCTTATTAATTTTAATATCAATTAGTTGTCTTTGTTTATATGCATCGTACTTTTGAACATATCTTTTTTTACGATATTCAATAATATCATCAATGTTCATTTCCTCAACTGGTAAATCTTGGACACTAAAATCATTATATTCAACTATTTTAGGATTCAATGTTTTCTTCCCACAATCATTACAATAATATCTTTGCCTTTTTCTATTATTTTTCCAATATTGAAAACCATCTTTTCTTAAACCTTCTTGGCTTTCACAATTTGGACAAGCTACTAAATTCCCATCAGGGTCTTTTGTTGGTAACTTAGTAACCCCATTAGGTTGTTTTTTCTTACTAATTATTTACTCCTCTATTAATTCAAAGTGCAAAAGGTCATCAAATCCGTTATCAGATGTTGTCCTAACTTCTTTTCCCATCATTACACTTTTATCAAGACTGGGAGATGACCAGTCTCCACCCCAACGAACATTAACGCCCATCATTGCCGATATACCTAGAACAAATCCACCTAGATAATGCCAGTCATCTCTATTATTCCAATCTATTTTGCGAGTTTTGTAGTTATATGGCGCAATATCAACTGCTAAACCCTTACAATGTTTGCCGAACTTGGTCTTAGATTTTCCTTGCGCCAACAATTCATTTTGTCTTTCTTGAGAACGCAACCCTTCAATAATTGTAATGTCATAATATTTGACAACTTTTTGCAATACCGCTACAAGTCTAGGGTCTACTCCCTCAAGTCGTTTCATACTTCTTCGACCGAGTTTCGGCATATTATTTTCTCCAGACCATTTTAATCGCCTCAGACAATACATCCATACACTCTTTTGCGATTTTTTGCTCTTCTTCTTTTGTAACTTTCCCATCAGCTTTTGCTTCCCTATAGGTCTCTGCTACATCTTGCAAAGATTTTAAAAGCATTCTCCATTTAGTTGCAACCATTGTTGCTAGTCCACCTAAAATTATTGCGATTAAATACGCAGCATTTTCCCAATTTAACCAGTCCATATTATTTTCTCTCCTTTAGTGTTTGTTTAATTTCTGCAATGTCTTGAATTATTATATCCAACTTATAATCAATTAGCTCTCTATCTGCCTTTAAATCTAGCTTTTCTTCAATAAGGTCTATATCGTATTGCATAAACCCAAAAGCAAGTGTGACAGAGCAAATAAGAGCTATTATTGTTATAATATTTTCAACTGATATATTTGTATTTAGTTTCACTTAGTGTTTCCATTAATTCGACCTTTTAAATAAGCTAGGTCATCGGATAATTGTCTCCAAAATTCTTCTCTCTTTTCATCAGACTTATTTAACCTATCAATTAATTTAATATTTACTTGCATTGATTGGTCTAAAACATTTTCCATCTTATGAATGCTTTGTTTTATTTCTTCTAAATCTTCGCTTTGGTCTTTGTTTTCTTGTATAAGATTATATATCATAAATCCGAACAGTAACGCAATAAACCCCGCACTGCCTAATTGCAAATATAATTCCGCTAATTCAGTCATTCTTCTTTACCTCTATATCCAGTTATTTCTTCTTCTTGGCATTCTTTACATAAGCCATTAAAGCGTTTTAAACATTTTTTATTACATATCATACAAATAAAATCGATTAATTTCACTTAACTCTTCGCAACTCTTTGTTAATAAAATAACTATGCTCAATGTCATCTAATTCTACCCATACATCTTCCATCCACCAATTATTAGGTGCTATTTTTTTCTTTTTTTCTTTCCCCATGATAACGGATTTAAGTTTAATTCCTTTGAATACCATTCTATTTCTTTTTCCATTTGAGCAATTTTTGCTTCTTCGTTTTCTATATGTTTATTGACAAGCTCTTCAATTTCGGCATCAGCAAGTTCCACTCTTCGCTCAAGCTCTGTAATGCGATTTGTAATTTCCATGTATCCATAAACAATCGCAGAAATGGCAAGACAAAGTTGTAAAAGCCAACGAATATTGATATGCAAACTCCAGTTATCATCCACCAATCCTGATTTGATACTTCGTGCTGTTTGTGGAGAGTAATCTTTCTCATTACTCATACTTCATAACCAGCTACACTCCAACCACTATCACAAGCTAAAAACATAAAGAGCAAAAAAAACAACCCTACGAAAATTATTATTTTCATTAAATCTGTGTAATCTTTATCCATTATAATTTTGTAGCTATTCCATCGACTAGGGTGTGTATTCCAACTTTAATTTTTCCAGTAGTATCATCGTGATGTTTTTTACACTCATCATCATAACTGGATTGAGCGGTAATCCAAGAATCAGTTCTCTTCACTACCGCCCCATCACTTGTTACAATATAAGACTTGTTCTGCGCATCAAAAGAAATTGTTTCAGACTCATTAAATTTATATGAGGCATTTTCTTTTGTTCTTGGTTTAAAGATATAAACCTTATGACCTTTTGCACATCTACGAACAAGCATTATTCCTCTTCAGACTCCCCTTCTAAAGATTCCTTAAGGCGATTGATAAATGCTTCCTTTCCAACATTAAGTTGGTCTAGGTTAAAAGCAGTTCCAGAAATTTTATTCTCTAAATCTGCAATGTGATTTACCATTGCTTTTTGCTCATCCGTTAAGTCATCCAACAAATACTCTTTGTCGAATAGGTTCAACTTTTGAGGCTCGTTTTTTTCTTTTTTAGCCACGATTAGACTCCTATTTGGTTATTGATTAAAGTGCTTTTAAATCTTTTTCTAGTTCTTCCCAATCAGCTTGTTCAGACTGAGCTTCAGATGCTCTATCTTTACAGCGTTGGATTTCACTAGCTACTTGTTCTAAGCTATAAGATTGAACTGAATCATCAAGAGCTTTACCATTACTTGAATCAAACTGCTTTTTAACTAGCTGTAATTCATCATGTGATTCTTCTGCTCGTGCTGACCTAACAACATTTCCATCGTCATCTTTGACTTCAGAAATTGCTGCTTGGTCAACAACTTTAGCTTTCTTTACAGACCAGCTTTTAGCAGACTTCATTGCTTTATAGTTTTTCATTTA